GTGATTTTTACGGATCGAGTCGTCTTATGACAAAGTTTAAATTTTTGTCAAATCAGGCGTGTGCAATTACGGGTATTTCTGAACCATTATTCCAGGTAGATTGGTATCGACCCTTAGTTACTGGGAAAGATGTCTTAGCTTATTCAACTAAGCTGGAAGAGCATCCTTCGGTGGTACCATCCGCGGAGTCAGTGGTTGTTATTGAAGACCTCTATAACATTTCAGTTAATGATTTGTTTAGTACATTATCCTCTAACTGTGTTAAGTGTGGAGTGATAATAACACAGGTTTTCAATTCGAAAGTGGTAGGTGGGATGACATTTGGCGAATCGCCTTACGTTATCAAAAACGGTAAAGTACGTCAGTCCGCTAGTAGGCAAGAACAGAACTGGTTTGAAAGTGATGTTAATGAATACTGGCTTATGCATTCTTCGTGGAAAGGCCAAGGGGGCCAATATGTCTGGGAATGCGAAAGGTTTATTGACGATTACTGTCTTATAGTTTTTACATGGACGGCTCAGGATGTGATTACTCCTTTTACTAGTTTTATTCCTCATCGGAAAAATGAGCTGGTGGTTTGGAAAAGTATAGATCCAGTTTCATATATGGAGCACATGCGTTACGCTGTGCAGACCATTTTTGAGACGTTTGGATTTGATCTTGGAATTTTCCCTAAAAAACTCATGGTTGCTGAACAGGTGTACCAAGAGTTAGCTGCCTCCTTCACAAATAAAACTAGACAGTCGTACCAACAGATGAATTTAACTTCCATTGTTCGGGACAAATTGGATACCCAAACTTATCGTGATTTCTTCGCTTATGCGGATATATCAGCTGCCGAAGTCTGTAAAGATACTGTTTTGTATATCATGTGGCATAATTTTACCAATGAATTGCAGACTATGCAGACAGCGAACGAGGTATGGGGAGCCGCGGCTAGTTTCATTAAACAACTTAAGAATGATTATTTACCGGAGAGTAAGTTTGCTAGAATTTTGTCAGTGTTGATATTATTACTTGTGACGCAATACGTGTACTCTAGGTTTCTTAAGGGCCCAATGTCACTTTTAGAAATGGTTCGTCGTTTAAGGACGGACTTTTCGCTACAAACATTATGCAAGATACTTGCACCAATTTATTTCAAGTTTTGGTTTTCTTTTTTTAGTATATTCAACATTCTTTTTCCGTTGGAGACTTTTAAAGAACACGCTGCCTACGTGAAATCTTTTTTCACCACACTTATTAATGGGGGTGATCGGTTTGTAGCACTTAATGGTATTTTTTGGACGTTCATGGCGTTCTTGAGTCCCATTCTAGAAGAGATGTTTAAGGCCCGGTGCCCGGTTGTTGGGGCGCCCATTCTTGGGCTGATAGAAAGTTTTGGGTTTGGAGAGACGTGGCCAGCTGCTGTAGTAAGGGCTGGACTTCATTATTGCTTTCAACTTTTACCATATCCCGTTATCGCACATACAATATGGAACATGGGCCAAGTCCCATTCCATTCTGTGGTAACTTTAGGAGCTTGGTTGATTAAAGGGTTGTTTGATATGCGCAAGCGGCCAGCTTCATTAGTGGAAGCCTGGCGGTGTGCATATAGCAATAAGTGTCAAAGGGACTTTGATTTGCCGGCGACGCAACAGTTGACCATTGGGGTCGACTCTTTTGTCGAGGCAGATTTTGGTCTTGATTTACCCATTTACGATAGTCGCATTAGTCCTGAAGTGATCCACGAGATGTTGGAGACACGAAGGCGAACTGATAAACCTATTCCTGGTATTCATATTGTTATGAGTCCCCCAGCGATGTTTAATCGTCCAGCGGGTCCTCGTATGTTTATGTATGCTTTACAGGAGCGAAATCTTAAAGTGTTGCCGGACGCTGTTGTCTGTGAAAGTATGTGTGATTTTACTAGTTGTAATCCAGCTTGTAAATATGACATTAACTGGAAAACGGCTTTTAGGATGTATAAAAGGTTTATCTATCCCACTATTCTACAGGCGCGAAATGTAGAATATCCGAATAAACAGTTCCCTAAACTCAAGAGAGCTGCTTGGATCAAAAAAT